TATAAAGTAACTGATTATTTTAGTACTTCTTATTATAAAAATATGTCAAATGAAAAATAAAATGGAAAAGAAATTAAACATATTATCAAAAACAAATTTGGTCAATTCCATTATGGAAACAATGACTACTTCTGAAGTTGAGACACCAGCGCAATTAAGTAGTATAATTTTAGCAATTGGGGAATCTGTTGAAAAAATTTATAACTTAGGATATGAAAAAGGCTTTCAGGATGGTAAGGAAATAAAACTTGCAGAAAACAATTAATTATGCCACGTGGAGGAAAAAGACAAAACTCAGGTCCTAATAGGAAACCAAATAAACTAAAGATTATCCAGGGTACAGATAGGGCCGATAGGATGGATGCAGAAGTTACCGATGTAATCCCTTGCAAAGAGTTACCGGAACCGCCGGATTTTTTAGATGAACACGGTAAGGACTTATTTTTGCAAATGGGTAAAAACTTTTTGCATTTGCAATTATTAAATGATTTGAATATGCAAATATTTGCAGTGATGATTTGCGAATTGTCATTGTATATGCAAATGCAAAAGGAAGCAAATGAAGAAGGCAGGGTTTTGACCGGAATAAAAACAGACATAAACCCAAAACTAAAAATTGCAAATACAGCTTTTAAAAATTTCAGAAGTCTTTGTACTGAATTCGGAATGACCCCTAGTTCAATGGTAAATATTGCGGTTCAAATGATGAAGAAGAAAGAAGAAAAGGACCCATTTGAAGTATTTTTAGATGGATAAAATTGAATCAATAGTTAATCAATATTGTAAAGATGTTATTTCAGGCAAACGAATTGCCGGTCAATTAGAAAAGTTATCGGTAAAAAGATACCAGGACGATTTAAAAGAAGGGTACAAGCGTGGGTTATACCTAGACAAAAAAGCAGCCAAAAAATCAATTGAATTTTTTAAATTCCTTAAACACAGTAAAGGTGAATTTTCAGGGCAAACTTTTGAATTGCAGCCCTGGCAAATGTTTGTTAATTGGAATTTATTCGGTTGGAAAATAAGAGAATTGGATGGAAAAACAGGGAAATATAAACGTAAAAACCTGGAAAAAGACGTTAGGCGGTTTACTTATTCTTATATTGAAGTAGCACGTAAAAACGGGAAATCTACTTTTGCAGCCGGAAATGGACTTTATTTATTGATTGCAGATAAGGAACCGGCAGCAGAAATATATTGTTTTGCTACAAAAGAGGAGCAAGCAAAGAAAACAATATTTGCAGAAGCTAAGAATATGGTTACAAAATCGCCTTTCTTATCTAAGAAACTAAAAACATATACAAAATCTATATTCAGTAATAAAACATTAAGCTTTTTTCAACCTTTAGGATCTGATTCAGATACACAAGATGGTTTAAATACTCATGGAGGGATTAATGATGAATACCATGCACACAAATCGGATTCAATGTTTAATGTAATCAAATCAAGCATGGGAGCGCGTAGAAATCCACATATAATGACTATAACAACGGCAGGGGTGACAATTGGAGGGGCATGTCATACAGAACGTGGAACGTGTGTAAAGATTTTAAAGGGAATACTCCAACAAGATAATAAATTCGTATTAATATTTACACTTGATGAAAAAGATGATTGGGAAGATAAGTCAGTATGGCCTAAAGCAAACCCTTCAATAGATGTTATTCCTACATTAAAGAAATTTCTTCTTAATGAATATATAGATGCTAAAAATAATCCTTCCAGAACGAATAATTTCAAAACTAAAAACTTAAATATATGGTGTTCAAGTGAACAAGATTTTATTTCAGACGAAAATTGGATGAAATGTGACCAATACCCAATTTTATTAGAAGAATTGAAAGGTCGGCCATGTCATGTAGGTATTGACCTTGCAAAAAGAGTTGATTTAAACGCAATGATTTGTGTATTTACTGATAAAATACCCAATGATATATTTGGAATGTTTTGGATTCCACAGTCAAAAGTTGAAGAATCAAGGGATGAAGTGAATTATGAAGCATGGTCGCAACAAAGATTTGTTAGTATATTGGGGGATAAAAATATAGATATGGATGCTGAAGCAGAAGAAATGGTAAACATATTAAGCCATTTCGATGTGCAGTCTATACAAATTGACCCTGCTTATATTGAATTTGGCGTTGGTTTAAAGCTTTCTAATGCTGGTTTAGAACTAACAGGATTCAGGCAGGGCTTTATATCAATGACACCGCCAATTGAAGCACTGGAAGCTGGAATATTAAATAAAGAATTCAATCATGGCGGAAATCCTGTATTACGTTGGAATAATTCTAATGTTGCCCTTTGGTCAGATCCGGCAGGAAATAGGAAAATACACAAAGCCAAATCTAAAGGGCGTGTTGATGGTATGGTAGCCCTGGTAATGGCTATAGGCGGTAAAATGGAAGCAGAAAACCAAGAAGATATTAACGATTATTATAAAAAAAAGCACGAAAACGATGAAAAATAGGGAATTTTTTAACATTTATTTCGACTGTTTGCCGAAAACAGATACTTATGAACAAGCTTATGAACAGGCTGAAGAAAAACATAAAGCATTGACAGGCAAGCGATTTTATAAAAATTATCAAAGTTTTAAACATGCATTGTCTCAATTTTATAAAAAAAAGTAATCATTTTTATAAAAAAAGGTAATATTTTCCTTTACATGAGAGCAATCTTATTATATTATTGCTTTCATGAAGATTTCATGGCGAGGAAAAGAACTTTTTAAGATAGAATTTCGTAGTAACGATGAATATGTAAGTTCTATCAAAAATCCTAGAGGATGGCTTACCCAAGTGATGGGCAATGGCACTTCTTCCGGTATTTCTGTAAATAGTGAAAATGCCCTGACACTTCCCGTATATTATGGAGGCTTAAAAGTACTTAGTGAAGATATTGCTAAAATTCCAGGTTCAGTATATAAAAAAGATGGTAAAAACAGAAATGAAATCGTTCATCCATCAAATAGTTTAGTTTATTCTAAGCCGAATAGGGTTCTTAATTCGTTCCATTGGCGTGTGTCTATGATGATGCACGCCCTTTCTTTTGGTAATGGTTATAGCAGAATTATTCGTAATGGTGATGCAAGGCCGGTAGAATTCAAATTTTTTGACAATAATTATGATGTCAGACCACACGTAATTGATGATGAACTATGGTATAGTATCAAAGGTGAAATTAATCCGGTCCCTGCAAGGGATATGATACACATACATGGAATAGGCTATAATGGAGTTGAAGGAAAAGGACTTTTACAGGTAGGTAAGGAAATCATTGGCGGTGGATTAGCAGCCCAGGACTATGCAAATAAAAATTTTGGCGGTGGATCACTTAAAAAGGTAGCTATTACAATTCCACAGGCTGCCGGACCTAAAGGGATAGATCAGAATACGGAAGATTTTATCAAAAAGGAATGGAAAGAGGCACACGCATCAAATGACCCTATGTTATTGCCTTTTGGAATGGAAGCAAACGAAATCGGGTTAAATCCTGAAGAAATCAAGTTAATCGAAACGCAAGGATTCACAATTCAGCAATTTTCAAGGCTTGCACGTATTCCATTGCATAAATTACAGGAATTAAAAGATACACATTTCAATAATATTGAACATCAATCGGTCGAATATGTCACGGATTCACTTTTGCCCTGGGTTATTCAATGGGAAATGGAATTAAACGATAAAACCCTTAAAGAAAGCGAAAAAGGCAGGGTATATCATAAATGGAATATCAATAGCCTGATGCGTGGCGACTTGAAAACAAGATCAGAATTTTATCATGCCATGAAATTAGATGGCAATATGACAGGAAATGAAATCAGGGCTTTAGAAGATATGAACCCTATTCCAGAATGTGATACAATATTTACTCCTGTAAACGTCTTTAATGATGATCTTTTAGAAGCTCAAACTAAGAAAGTACTTGAAGAAATCAAAAAAACAAAAAATAATGGAAACTGAAAACATTGAACGCCGGTATATTTCCCAGGAAGATAGCAATGTAATGATTGAAGATAGGGGTGAAGGGAAAAAAGCTATCAAAGGGCTAGGAATAGTCTTTAATAAGCGTTCACTTAATTTAGGTGGATTTGTGGAAGTTATAAAACCTGAAGCAGTTAAAAATATAGATTGGAATGATACTGTTTCAATGACAAATCATGACCCTAACCATGTTTTAGGCCGTAGCCCTAAGACTATGAAAGCTACCGTTACAAAGCAAGGAGTAGAATACAATAATGAACCTTCAGAAGCTACAGATTATAAAGATTTGGTAATCAAGATTGAAAGAGGCGATATAAAAGGGTCCAGTTTTGGTTTTCATATTGCTCCTAAAGGTGATAATTGGTATGAAGATGAAGAAGGGGTACTAGTAAGAGAAGTAAACAATATTCAAAAAGTTTATGATCTTTCGCCAGTTGCATTTCCGGCATATCCTGATACTAACGGACATGTATCTGCTTCAACTAAGCGATCTATGGATGAATTTATTGCGAATAAAGAAGAAAAAAAACCAGAAAACGAAGATACTACCAACGAAAAAAGGGAGAAATTACCTGTTGGATTAGCTAAGAAACAATTTGAAGTTTTACAATTAAAAAATCAGAAATAATGAAAAATCGTGAATTGACTAAATGGATAGCCCTTTTAGGGATTGTGGTAATATTTGCTTGTATTACCGGCAATTTATTTGCAGGGCTTGGTATTACTGTGCTTATTGTTGCCCCATCGCTTGTTAAAAGTAGCAAGGAATTGAAAGAAGATAGGGCGGAAATAGTAAGGCAAATGGAGGAATTGCTTACCCAATATTCGGAAGGGGAGGATGAAAACGGTGAAAAACGGGAGGCAAAGGATCTTGAAGGGGAAGACCTTACTAAATACGAAGGATTTATGCA